TCTAGCTATGTATCCCAAGGAAGCCAGATCGAGGTCGATTCGCCTGCATCCGTAGCAGCGGTGGGCGATTCATCGGGACCGCGTGAGATACCGCCGCGCCTGATATCTGGGTTACCGTCATCGGCCACCTACGGGCACGAGGTTGCCGACATTGCCGAGAAATATCTGGGCATCACACTCATGCCGTGGCAGCGGTTGGCCGTCGATGGGCAGCTGCAGCACGACGACCAGGGCGACTACCTCTATAGGCGCTCTCTGGTTTCGGTTGCCAGGCAGAACGGAAAGACAGTGTGCCTACGGGCGATGATCCTATGGGCACTGACGCGCGAACCCGAACGCCGGGGCGAGCCGGTGCTGGTTATCTCCACCGCGCATAAGCTCGACCTTGCCACGGAGATATTCGAGTCGCTTGCGCCCATCATCGTCAAGGAATGGGGCGCGAAGGCAAAGCATTCCTATGGCCGTAGTGAAATCATCATGCCCGGTGGGAGCCGTTGGCTAGTGCAGGCCGCAACGCCTGCCAACTTTCATGGGTTCAGCCCGCATATCGTCCTAGCCGATGAGATATGGAACATACCGCGGGCCGTGCTATTGAACGGGGCCATCCCCTCGCAGCGCGTCATGCGGTCGCCGCTGCTCTCATGCTGGTCCACCGCGGGCACTGAGGAATCCGACGCCATGACCCAGATGCGCGAGGAAGGCATCCGCGCAATTGACGAGGGCAAGCGCACGAAACTATTTATGGCCGAGTGGTCGTGTCCCCCGGGCGTCGACTACATGGCGCGCCCCGACCTATGGCCCATGGCGAACCCGGCGATTGGCTACACGCTGGACCCGGCCGTACTGGCCGACGAATCTGAGCAGATTGACAAGGGCGCATTCCTTCGCGCATCGCTTAACGTCTGGGTGACCACCGTCAATAGCTGGCTCGCACCCGGGGTGTTTGACGCCCTAGAGGTTCCCAACATTCCGGCCGGTGGCGTCCTCGCCATAGATTCGTCAATCGACGAGGCCTTGTATTCGGGCGTGCGCGCGGTGGAGCTTGAGGACGGGCGCATAGGCGTGACGGTTGCCTTCGTCGCCGATAGCCTGGCGGCGTGCTGGGAGCAGGTCGAGCATGAGGCGGCCGGTTGTGTAAGCGTTGCCATGCCGCCCAATATGTTTGACATTGCCCCGGTGTCGCTCGCGCGTAAGAAAGTGCAAGTGGGCTACGGCGAGATTCAGACACATACTTCCACCGTGCGAAGCCTTATAAATGAGGGCCGCCTAGTACACACCGGCGAGGAAATGTTGCGCGAGCATGTAGGCCGCGCGGTCGGTGTCGAAACGCGCAACGGGTATGCCATTGTCAGTCAAAGGTCCCCGGGCCCGATCACTATGGCGCGTTGCATGGTGTGGGCCGCGTCAATCATTGCTAAGCCCGTGACGCGCAAAAAGCCACAAATAGCATTCGCCGGAAGGTGACGCATACGCGCCCGCGCGTTTAGCAGGTAACGTGTAACCGCGTGGCCGTCGGTTTCATTCCCTTGGCTGGCGGCCACGCACCCTTGTATTTCGCCGACGTATAAGGGATGCTTATGGTATGGAACTTTTCCGCCCGAAGGTAAAGGCCATCCCGAAGATGGGCACCGCGCCTATTGCCGCCGCCGCAGGCGCGCCGCAGCGGTCCCAGAACTTTATCGGCTTCCAGACAGGCGCAGCCGAAACGGCCGCTATGTCGGTGCCGTCAGTCACCCGGGCTATTAGCCTGCTCTCGACTGTCGTGAGTACGCTGGACCTTCGCAGCTATACCCTGCAATGGACCGGGCAGCGTTACGAGAAGCTTTACATCGAGGGCGAATCGTGGATGACCAGGCCAAACCCGACTGAGGCTCGTAACTTCACCCTCTCGGTAACGTGCCGCGACCTCATCATGCAAGGCCGCGCGTTCTGGGTCGTCACCTCGCGCTATGCAAACGGATTCCCGGCGACCTTTCAGTGGCTCCCGGCCGCAAACATTGAGACCCCGAACAACGTCGGCCCGCAGTGGTTCGGCACCCCGGGCGAAGTCATGTTTAACGGGGTCATGTTAAATAACCGCGACGTGGTGTGTTTCCTATCGGGGTCACAAGGCATTGTCTACACCGGCCGGCGAGCGGTGCAGTGTGCCATTCGACTTGACCAGGCGGCTGAGCGGTTTGCCTCTAATGAGATTGCGGCGGGCTACCTTCAGCAGACGGGCGGTGAGCCTATGTCGTCTGAGGAACTGGGCGAGCTGGCCGCGTCGTGGTCGTCATCGCGCCGTGAGAATGCTATTGGCGCGTTGTCCGAAGGAATTACCTTCACGGAATTCGACAGCGACCCGTCGAAGCTGCAGCTAGTCGAGGGGCGCGAGTATTCGGCGAAAGACATTTCGCGGCTTATGGACATTCCCGCCTACCTGCTCGCCGTTGACCAATCCGGCATGACTTATGCCAACGCGCAGCAGTCCCGGCAGGACCTCATCGAATTCGGTGCGCGTCCCCTGCTCCACGCCATTGCGGAACGTCTGTCGATGGACGACGTACTACCCCGGGGGCGTCATGTTGAATTCGACACCGAGACATACATCGGCGACATGGACACCCATGTCATGCCGGATGGTTCGATCATGGAAAACGAAGAGGTGGAACTTTGATCCGCTTTGATGCAGACGCCACGCTAATCACCGCACAGGCCGGTGACGCTACGCAGCCCGCCCGCATCAGCGGGCTAGCAGTGCCGTGGGATGTAGTCGCCACGGTGTCTGACGGGACCTCAGTGCAATTCGCCAGGGGCGCGTTTGACGTAACCCAGAAGGCCGCGAAGCTTATTGAGAACCACGATATGTCTCAGCTTCGTGGCGTCGTGAGTACGCTTACCGATTCCCCGCAGGGCCTTGAATTCGAGGCGACACTGGCCGACACGCGCGCGAGCCGTGACGCCGTGGCCCTGCTCCAGTCCGGTGCCTACGACTCCGTGAGCGTCGGCGCGGTGCCAATCACTTTCTCCACCGACCCTAACGGGGTCATGACAGTCACGGAGGCCAAGCTAGTGGAACTTTCACTGGTAGCGGTCCCCGCGTATGAGGATGCAGTAATCACCCAGGTGGCCGCGACCGCGGCCGACCCTGATCCAGACCCAGATACAGAGGATGAAGAAATGTCAGACGCCGTAACGGCTGAGCCCATTGCGGCAGAGGCCACCATCCCCACGAATCCCATTATCTACGCAGAGGCAAAGCGGCCTTTCATCATGCCTTCGCCGGCCGAATACATCAGCGCGTTTCTGACCGGTGGCACGAAGTTTGACGCCATGCAGGCAGGCATTCAGGCCGCAGCTCCCGACGTCATTAACACCGACCTCCCCGGCATCCTGCCGGTGCCGATTGTGCAGCCGGTTTACAACAATTTCATTGGCAACCGCCCGGTTGTCGACGCCATTGGTGCCCGCGCTATGCCAGGTGGCGGCAAGGTGTTCATCCGCCCGAAGGTCACGACCCACACCACCATTGGTGTGCAGGCGACTGAAAACACCTCGCTTGACGATGGCACGTTCGTCGTGGACGACCTTCAGGTGACCAAGGCCACTTACGGCGGATATGTCACGCTTTCTGAGCAGGCTATCGACTTCACCACGCCTGAGGTTATCGGCCTGCTGCTCGACGACATGGGCCGCATTTACGCGAACCAGACCGACAACGTGGCAGCCGATGCGCTTGTGGCCGGTGCGACTACTGACGAAGCATTCGTCGGATCGATCACCGACCCGGCCGCGTGGGCACTCTGGGTTTCTACGTCTGCCCAGGTGATCCTCAGCGCGTCGAACGGCAACCTGCCTACTCACCTTTTCGTGAGCCCCGACCGGTGGGGGAACCTGCTCGGTCTGTCGGACACCTCCGACCGCCCGCTTTTCCCGAACATCGGCCCGATGAACGCATACGGCGACCTTTCCGTTACGTCGGATATGGGCATGGCCTTTGGCCTTCGCGTCGTGGTAGACCGCAACTTTGCGGCCGGAACCGTAATCATTGGCGACGCTTCCGGCTTCGAGTGTTACGAGCAGCAGAAGGGTGCCATTTCGGTGGACGTTCCCTCGACGCTCTCGCGGACCATCGCTTTCAGAGGATATTTCTCCAGTTTGATGCTGGATAGCTCGAAATTCGTCATCGCTTCGTAGACCGCTCTAGGCCACCTGCCCCATGTCCGAATACTCAATTACTCACGCGCAGCGCATAGATGACTATGCCGTCATCCAGACGCTGGAAGTGACTGAGATTGGCACGGGGCAGGTGGTTGTAGTCACCGACGTATCCGGCTTCAATGGCACGTTCGTCGTGCAGGCAGTGCCGACGTATCTTTATCTAGGCGTGAATGACGAAGGCGACTGGCTTTTCGACCCTGAGATAATCCTGCCGAACCAGCTCCTGTATTACTCAGCCGCTGCCGACGTTGCCCGGGATGCAGTCATTCCATCGGGCACGCTTACGTTTACGCCGGTCTGCACTTGGGCGAGTGACCAGGACGTACTCGACTGGCTCGGGATTGACCCTGCCACGCCGAACGACGAAGCCTTTGTCACGGTGGCCACCAACGCTGGTAACGCTTTCGCCTACCGTCGGCGCAGGGAGTCGGGCTACTTTGACTCTCTCACCACGGTCCCCGGGCCCGACGTTCTACTGGGCACGATCATGATGGGTGCGGCGCTGTATAGAGAGAGAGGCAGCGTCGATTCTTACGCGTCCTTCGACCAGATGGGCGGAGCCGTTCCATTCGGCACCCACGGGCAGATCAACAAGCTGCTGGGCGTAAACCGGGCACAAGTCGCATGAGTGCTACAGGCATTTTTGCGGAGGCCCAGGCGACACTCGCGGCCAGTCTCACTGCTCTCGGGCTTACCGTCGTGACTGATTCGCGGAACGCGCGGCCTATGTCTGTCGTCATCGAGCCGCCTACGTTCACCTGTTTCAATTCCAACATCGCAGACATTACGTTCCGTCTGCGGATTCTCGCCGCGCCGCCCGGAAACTCCGACGCGGCCGACTACCTAATGACGACTGCGGATACCGTGATGGATTCGGAAATCAGCGTCATCAGCGGCACGCCATCCATGACGGCAATTGGCGGGCAGGATATCCCGTCGTTCGACTTGACCATTCGCGTATCAACCATGAGGAGCTAGACCAGTGGCTACCACCACCTACCTTTCGCAGCCTAATAGCATCACCATCGGTGGGGTGGACCTCACTGACCAGTGTTCCGCCATCACCTTCACGCTGGGTTCTAACCCGCTCACCTCCACCGCTTTCGGCGACCTCGGTGAGCGTATGGTCCCGGGCCTTCAGACCGTCGAAGGTTCCATCACTCTCTACGCTTCGTACGGCGCTGGCGAGGTTGAGGCCACGCTATTCGCTGAGGCTGGACAGGGTGACACCACCATCGTAATCAAGGTTGCCGCTGGCGCAATCTCGGCGTCCAATCCCGAATATACGATCACGAATACTATGTTGCCTGATGTACCTGCCGCTATGACCGTCGGCGAGCTTCAGGTCTACGAGGTGGCGTTTTCGGGAGGGTCATGGGTTCGCGACGTGACCCCTTAGACGCCGAACACAACTAAGGGGAAAAGATGCCTGCACAATTCACGCTTCTGTATAAGGGCCAGTCGCACGAAGTTGATATCAGCAGCCTTTACGTTGCCTCACAGTTTGAGGAAAAGTACGACCGCTCTTTTCAAGTGTTCGCCAATGCTTCAGAGGTGCGGCTGGGTTGGCTTGCATTCTGTGTATGGCGCGCTGCTGCACAGCAAGGAATTACGGTCCCGCTCAAGTTTGAGGATTTTCTACAGAACGACCCAGTGATTGAGGGAATAGAAGACGCGGAGGCAGAGAACACAAACCCTACGCCAGGGGAACAGTAAGGCGGGCACTCGCTGAGGTATTGGCAGGCACCGGCTACTGGCCCCCAGATGTACCGTTCACCATTAGGGACCTCACTACGGTCCTCGGAGCAATAAACGAAAGCCGCCGCACCTGATGCCAGTCGGAATGTCCACAGATATTGAAGGTGTGGCCGGGGCAATCAAACTGCTGCGAAAGATTGAGCCCGAGTACCGCAAAGAATTCAATAAAGGCATGAGGGAGGTAGTGGCTCCCGTG